TAACCAAGTACCTATCCAACATACGTTGGTAATCTGTGCAAACAATATCATATGAGTATAACCGATTTGCCGGGACACTACTGGGAGCTAACCGTCTTTTGTTCACGGATAAAATAGAACCACCAAACAAAATGTTGGTAATGGTATCCCGGTAAATCAAAACAGACATACCTGGTATAGGAACAACACTGGGATCTTCCATAGAAAACGAAGCCATATCAGGGGCATGGGTAAGCTCGTTTTCGATCACCAAATTTTTTGAGTTTACGATTGTGTTATTTACCAATACGTATATCACACTGAATCCCCTTAAAATGAAAGTGATTCACGTAAACGAATTTTACGGAGGATTTCATCACCGGCTATTCTACCAAGTTCACGAACATCCAATGCACTGTTGATATTATTACCGGATATGATTACGGTGAATCCAGCCCCTATGTTGTCTTTGTGCCTGGGGTCATTACGGGTTAAAACTTCTTCCCCAGCCAATGCAACGATTTGTTTTTCCTGCCCGATCATACCGGGGATGATACCGCCTTGATGGAAGGTGCTACCGAATTTGTAATCAGAGCCCCAATACTCAACTTTTTGTTGTTTTATTCGTTCAAAAGCTTCAGAACGGCTTTCCCCAGTTTTGGCTCTCTCTGCATCAATTTCAGCCAGTATATTTTGTGGAAGAACGGAATTTGAAGTAAGCCCATTCCACATACCAACATTACCCAAAGCAGTACTGTAGCCAGAAGGTTTTGTACCGGAATTTATTTGTTTAGCCCAAGAACCCACTTTTGTAGTGTTCGCTAATAAAGAAGCTTTTTCTTGATCGGTTAAAAAATAAGCCCAAACTTCGGTAAGATGTTGGAAGGTTCGCATATTTAATTCATTTTGAGAAGCTCCCGCAGTAAACGCTTTTAGAGCAGTTCCCCCATTTTCTTGTATGAAAAGACTACCATGTTTTTTACGGGTTTCTTCGGACGTTCCCGTAACACCCTCAAACAAATCCATAAGGGCTTTACCACCAAAATACACGGCAGCTCCTACCGCACCCGCACCCGCAATTGTTCCAGCAGCTCCTAACGCTCCTCCAATGATTCCACCCGCACCACCACTACCACTGAACAATCCACTTATTGCAGACCCCAATTGTGATAGCAAACCACCTTCACCCGACATACCGGAAAACAGTGCAGCCCCCATTTGTTTACCGTAGTTTACAAGTTGACTCGTAATCCAATTGGAAAGAGCGGAGGACAATTTGCTGATCAGGTTTTCTTTGATCGAATCGAAGGCATTGGCAAAACCGGCCTTCATGTTTTCTATACCCTGATGAAACTTCCCGTGCAATACATCATTAACAAAACCATCCCCAACCTTTTGGAATGATTCATTTGCAATCACTCGCAATTCGTTGAAGTAGGTGTCAATGCGGACTTGCATACGAGCCCACGGACCCTTCTCGCTAATGATGTTATTGGCGTATGCCTCCCAATCCAGCCCCATCTCTTTCAGTCGTTCGTATGTGTTACGCTGCATCTCATTCATATGTCCAACGTACACATCTTTAATAGCGAACAAAGTTCCTTTTTGTGTAGCGGGATTTCCACTCTTGGAAGCCCCCAATGCCCGAGCGTACCCTTCCCAATCCAAACCCATTTGATTTAATTTCAAAACGGTTTCTTGTTCGGACTTGGTAAGTGTATCCTTGTACTTATTGAGAATGGCTTCTATTTGTGGGGTAACGATACCTTCAACATATGTCTTCCAATCAAGACCCATTGCGAACAATGTTCTGGCTTGAGCCATCTGTTCTTCGGACAAATACCGTTTGTATTGGTCCAAATATTGAGCGTTCTCTTTGTTACAGAGTTCAATGTATTCCTTATAATTTTTACCGGCTTTTTGGAGTTTTTCAATTTCCTTTAACTGTTGCTCGGTAAGGAATTCCCCGTACATTTTACGAAGTTCCGCAATGTGCTGCTCTTCGGTAGTTTTTTGTTTTGCAACAGATTCCTTTTTTACCTTCTCTGTAGCAGCAGCATTATCTTTCGTGTCTTGAAGTTGAATATCTAAACTATCAACATGGTTCTTTACTATTTTTTTATTTTCTAAATCATTTTTTATAGCATTCATTTCCATATGCAAAGCAAACTCATTTTTGAATGCTTCCCATTTATTGGAAACGGCGCTGGCTGCATTTTCCCCAGTTTCTTTGATCTTCCCGAATATATCACTCAACTCAGGAAGTTCCACTCCCAACTTATCCAACATCCACCGGAATGCATTGTACATTTTACTGATCACTGCAGTGGCTTTATCCCATACCCACGTAAATACCTTGTCAACTACTTGCCAAATCGTATTAAATCCCTGTATAAAGAAATCTATTACAGGCATAAGAGCTTTACCTATACCAGTAAGTACTTCTCTTACTTTGTGATCAATCCAATTCCAAGTATCTTTTACTGCTCCCCACACAGTATTGAAAGCAGTAACAAGGGCGTTTGTTACAGGAACAGCAACTTGGTTGTAAAAAGTAAGCATAGCAGCGGAAACCACATCCCAATGTTTTGCGATTTCATACAAAGCAATAGCAACAGCGGCAAGGGCTAATCCGAATGGACCAGTCCCGGCTAAAAGTGAGCTCATCTTTGTGAACAAACCAATCAGAGCAGGAAGTCCGGTTGAGGCCACAAGCAAACCACCAACAGCAGTGAGAATCAATCCCAATGCGGTAGCCACCCCACCTAATATTTGTGCAAACCGTTCATGTTCCCGAAGGAAGTCAACTACTTTGGCCGCTAAATCGGTAATCGCTTCAATCACGGGGGTAATCGCTGGGAGCAGGGTATACCCGAATTGACGGGCTACACCCGCAATAGCCATCTTCATGGTATCAAACGAATCATTGAATTCACCCGCTTGCTTTGCCGTAAGTGAATCAATGGTCATACCGTACTTTTCCGCATCCTTCATCAATTTACGGATACCCTCACCACCTAATTCAAACACGGGTAAAAGGTCCGTTCCTGAACGTCCAAAGATCTTTTGAGCCAAAGCTGCTTTCATGGTTTCGTCTTCCATGTCAGCAGTTTTATCCGCAAAGTCGATCATAACATCAACAGCATCACGAAGTGAACCATCAGAATTCTTTATGGAAATACCAAGTTGATTAAAAGCTTCTTGTGCTTGTTTGGAACCATTTGCGGCTTCATACAAGTTCCGTTGAGCGCGTTTTATTGAGGTTTCCAGGGTATCCATTGAACCACCGGACGTCTCGACAGCCAAAGCCAATGCGGAAAGCTTTTCCGTTGAGACCCCCGTCCGGGAGCTCATTTCATCCATTTCATCACCAAAGTTGGCTGCAGATGTTACGGCAAGAGCCAAAGAACCGGTAATAGCCGCACCAATACCGGCAATGACAGTACCTGCCTTCCGAAGCTGTTCTTTATGATCTTCGATTTTATCCGAAACACTTTTAATTCCAGCAGAAGTCTTTTCCATCTCCTGCTGGAATCCTTCCATCATGGCCTTGATTCGGACTGCTAATGTCGCTGCAAGAATATCACTCATCTAAACTTTCCTGTTTTGCGTAACTTGCTTGAACCCGTTCTTGTAACGCTTTAACGGAAGCGAAACCTTCATCCTGCCGTTGTTTGACGAATGTATTGCTCTTGAGCTCACCGCGTTCCATTTGGGAAGCCCGAGTCATTATTGCTGCATCGAAATCCAAAGCCATTATTTCTGTTGGATCTATACCCATCAATGCCGAAGGTCGGGTATGATACCGTTGAGCGATTGTATCCAAAATAAAGACGTATCCGTCATTATTTACGAAAGGGCTCAGCCACCAAACTCTGTGCAGCCATGACCGCACCAAATACGGCAATAAGATCTTCATCCGGAATATCATTTACATGGATTTCATCTTCTGAACAGTTAGGGTCTTCGGAAACTTTTGGTGAGATAACGGTAACGGCTGCAATCTTCCGAACCACCCGCATAAACAACGTAAAATCCTCTTGGTTGATTCCATCCCAGCCATTGGGGTCTTTTGTCATTTTATCGGATGTAACCATTACCGATTGAAACAAGTTGAGAGGGATGTAGCCGGAGGCAATACAATCCATAATACGCAGATGTCGGTATTCGATCACCGTACCGGAAGGTAAGGCAAGAAAATACGTTTTCATACTTTTCTGTTTCCAGTCGGAAGCAGACGAAACTTTATTAATGGGCTGTTTCTTGTTCATTGCAAATCTCCTTTAAGTCTTATCTCCCGTTAAGACGTAGCGGTGGAATCTCCCATGAGGAATAACTGTTTTCCAGCGGCCTTGGTTGTGTCAGCCAACGCATGGAATTCAACTTGGACAACACGCTCCCCATTACGGTTATACGTTTTATTCAACTGGATATGGGGCATGGCTTTGTAGATGGTAAGCTTCTGGTTGGTATCCGTGGTAAGCGTTCCAGAACCATCCGTAGTAGGAGTAACAATAACCTGATAAGCTTGAGACGAGGTGACCTGCTTACCACCAACCTCAATCTTCTTTTTCACACCACCCGTATCCAGGGTGTACGTTCCCATAGCCATAACGTTTTTGAGTGTACCCAAATCCGTTTCCAACATGGGAACCGTGAGGACCGCACGTTCATCCACAACCTTCTGATCAAGCAACATGGAACTCTGATCAGCGGTGAGGTCAAACCACGATACATCATAACGGAAAGTTACCCCACCTTTGAAGAAGCCAAGGTCAACAGCATTGAACGTGACTTGGCAAGGACCAAATTCGATATTTCCAGCGGTTCCTGTCATAGTAGACATTATAATTCCACTCCTATTCTTTTTGCCAATTGGATAATTGCTTCGTTAAGCCGATTGTTCATCTCATCCGCAGATTCCTGTAATGCTTTGGTCAAATACGGTTTAGGATAAACACCAACAGTTCTATGGAATTTACCATCTTCCCCTTTGTATACCCACGGGGTTTTTCTTCCCCGGCCATTTTCGGCATACAAGCCAGTTCCGAAATGGACAAACGTAGCATAAGGAAGATCAGTACCAACAGTTACTTCCATTGAATCAGCACCAATCTCAACCTTTCCAGATTTGGTATGTCCATAAAGACCACTCGTTCGTTTACGGACATACCACGTATGGGGCTCATCGTACACCATGCTTTGAAGATTCTTTTTGGCTTCCTCAACTACCATTTCCGCACATGCCTCCATCGCTTCTCGCATTTCAGGCGTGTTCGCTATATCACTCAACCGTTCAAAGTATTTGACCACTGGAGTGAAATCAACGTCCAACGTTATAGATGTGGAAGCGTCAGCCATTACCGTGCCCTCAATATCATGGAATACATTACTTGGTAATAATACAATGCATTGTTAGCACCGTAAATTCGATCAGGACCACTATTCCGATTTGACAAACAACATTCAACCTCGGAATTAAAATTGTGAACTACTAATTTATCAAGGATGGTATCCAGATTTTGGGTAAGGGTAAACGCCGCTTCAAGATCAATTGACCGCACCAATATACGCACACCAATGGGCATCAATTGGGGAACACTTTCATGTACCCCCGGCAATTCCGCAAACACGGAAAGGGCATATGCAGCACCATCATCTGGAAACGATTGCCTATATAATGGTACGGTGTAATTCCCATTGCCAACCAATGTAGCCATATTGGTAGTCAAATAATCTATTACGGCTTTTTCAGCGTCCAAAATCATGATAGCTCCTTACGAAACTTTCTTGTAAACAACCACGGCAGTAAGCCCGGTAATGTCCGTAGGGGAGCCGGTAGCAACGTATTCCAACTGGACTTGCTCCGAAGAAAGAATACGTCTGAACGCTTCCGGTATTGTTCCCATATCGTACAAGTAACCTTTGGTCAAAGACAGACCATCGGAATTCGGACCCTGGATATACGCATCAACCAGCGTAGCCGTATTGTCCGTAACCTTTACCCGCATGAACGCAGTGGAAGACATTGTGGTATACGTGGAAGCAGTTCCAAGATATACCTTGTAAATGTCAACATCACAATGGGGTTTGAAGATGACGGAATTTTTGGTTGCACTGTCAGCCGCTGCAATAGTCCCGACATTGCACACCTGATAGTAGTATTGATCGGGGGAATTGCCAGTCATCTTACCATTGAGATCAATACGGAATGTTTCCACTCCGCGCTCTTTCACAACCAGATGATCCTTGGCATCTACGTTTGTCGTTTTGATCACGGCAGCCGTACCAATATCATCCATAATACGGATAATGTTGTCTGTGGTTTCCCCAACAGTTGCAGTCGGCTGATCAATGGTGTACGTGAACGATACAACTACACCACTCAACGCAACACCTGAACCGGTTTTTGCAAACCGAAGAGACAATGTATCCCCGGCTTTCAACGAAGCGGCAGCAGCGGTAATGGTAAAATCACGGGGAACTTTGGCAGTGAATCCCGTGGAAGCCGTGGTGAGTGTTCCCAGGTCCGTGGTGGAGCCGGTCTGCTCAAGATAAATGGTCTGATAATTGCTTGCGTTTGCAGCGGCAGTGGTATCAACACCAATGCTACACGTTACAATGGTAATGTCGTTTCTCGCTCTGAACAACGGATATGTATATGCGTCATTATCCCCGGCAACGTCACCAATACCAACGGAGGCATGACGAGTAGCCCATCCGGAAG